TTGAGTGTATTCGACACTGCCCTCAAAGTCCTACAACTTAATGGCAACTTACTACTTAGTGAAGCTTTGACTAAAAGAAGGAGGTTAGAGCATGAAGCTATAATGTTAGGAAACCAACAGGCCAATAATCACTTAAAATCACTTGTGAAGGTGGCACTATCTTGGCAGAACTGTATAGCGAGGTCAGAGAAAGACCTTTATATAAAACCAGAGTACGGTCTTTCAGGCAATAGTGAGATATATAGATTATTAGGCTCAGCCCTAAAGATAAATCACGATAGGAGTAACGTCTCTAAGGAAATAGTCTTCTTTTCTAGTGTATCTCACTCTAGGGATTTAGCTGGCTCTAATCCTGGACATGGCGAAGTTTTCGCTCCAGGTACTGATGGTTACAAAATAGCTGATTTGATGAGCTTGGCAGATGATATTCAAACACTTTACTCTAGGAGTTCTAGAATATTCGAGAATATCATCGGATCTCTAAATAGATATGACCCAAAACCCGATAATCAACTCCTCAACTCAGGGGAATTATCGGTCTGCAGCTTAGGTCCTCTAGTGCATATTAGGATATCTACGGAATGTACTATATTGACGGTTGATCACTTTGAAAAATTTATAGAGTGCTTATGGTCATTCAGAAATTATCTCATCATGAGTAGCGAGATATTGGGGCGGGGTTCTAAGATTGGCTTAAAAGTTTTAAATTATGTTTGCAAGAAAGGGCTAAACCACCCCGAGTCTGTAGGGGAAGGCTTAAAGGGTGGTAGAAATTTACTCATATGGAATCTGACTAGAGAGAAGATTATGGGTTCTACACCAGCTACTTCTCTACTAAGTACATACGATGGCTACAAGTCAGTCTTAGCTGATTCTTTTAGAGACTATATAGTAGATAACGTTGACGGTGTTTACGAGCAGATACAAATGTCTTATGTCTATAAGTATATACCTCATCCTGATACTGATATAACGGAATGTATGAGGTCAACCTACGGTGTAAAATCTGCAAATGAAGTCTCACTAGAATCAGTGACTAAACTCGAAGGTGCGCTAAGAAGGTCCTTTTACCAGTCAAGCGTAAAGTCAGGTGAACCTCTCCGGTTAGTACAAGAAGGTTCTGATGAAGGTTTATTTATGCAGTCTATTAAATCCACCCCTGACCATAACTCAATGCTTAGGGTCCCAGTAAATAGGTGGGCAAATACGGAATTCAGAGAATCACCTAATCATAATAGGTTCCTAGATGTGGATATTAAAACTCAGGATAGGGCGCACTGCCTAGAACCAAAGAACATAAATTTAGGTTCTGCTGATCTAATACCTAGGGATTATATAACAGGATCTAAGAGGCTTGAGACTAAAAACCTCTTCGAGTCAGATATCTTCCTCAAATACTCCAAGCAAGAAGAGCCCACAGCGAAAGAAGCTGAGAGGTACTTTATAAAAATCGTAGAGAAGCATACTCAGAAGGAGAATGAGATGGGGAGGCTACTTACTAGTGAGGAATTGCAAAGTTTTTTTATAGAAGACCCAAGTGCTTTTCACCTAGTAGCGACTGAGGGGAAATACGGAGAGACACATAAGAGAGTAACTCGTATGTTTTATGTAGCAAACCCTAGCATGAAAAAGATATTATCACTGACGGAGAGGCTAGTTAAGAATCTAACTAAAGGCCAGTTAGGGAATTCTATTGTAAAAAGTAGTAACGCAAGGGACACAGATCTAAGGATGTTTGTCCACAGCTCTATGGGTGTTAGTTCAGGTGTATCCTCAGTCTTCCTGTCGTTCGACATGGCTGAGTTCTCGAAGAAGTTCCCGGGGGCTAATGTCCGGTGCTTAGGAAGGGTCTTATCAGAAATAACTGGCAAGGATTACTTAAAAAGACTAGATATAGCTTTTAGGTCTGCAGTAGTGGGTCATTCTACTAGAGGTATCAGTACCTCTTTCGCAGGCGTCACTGGTGGTTTCGAAGGATTTCTGAATTTTGGTTGGACCACGATTCACGTTGCTATAATGACCCTAGCGCTAGAGGAGGCAGGTCTCACTGGCGTAGTTTTAGCATACTCTGATGATGGAGTCTTATACTTCCTCGTTAAGGGAGATGAAGGTGAGGTATTTGATAAGTCGGCTAAGGCTGTCATTGTTATACAGAAAGCTTATGAGAACCTTGGTCTGATATTCCATATAGGTAAAATGCTTATATCCACCTCCACTTTCGAGTACCTCGGTGAAGTCGGGAACGACGGTAGGCTACTAGATACATTCCCGAAGTCACTCTCAGGGTTCAGCATAATAGAGAAAACAGGTAACCTCAATACTGT